TGCACATAACATACTAGATGCTATGGCATCCAGAGGGAGAGTGCTCAAGTCTCTCAGATCGGCACCAGCCTCAGAGACCACTAGAGCCATAAATGCTTTAGGATCAACCGTAGCTCCAAATGGCGACTGCTTGCACAACAACGATAGTTCCTGGAGCGTCGGGCATCTCTTCTCTTTCTCGAGGAAATGAGCCCAAATAAATCGCTCGACGATGAACTCGGAACGTGTGAACGGAGCCTGAAACTGATAGACATCAGGCTCCCCCCCGATTTTCGCCAGAGAGCGTGGGACAAACGCAACAAACTCATCCGCCCGGATAAGGCCATTCCGGATAATGTCCAGCGCAGGTGTGATCACCTTAGGCAGCGGCAAATGCGCGTATCGACGCGCAATGGCCCTCTCCTCCATGGGGGGCGAAGGAGACACCCAAAGTTTAAAGACCTCCAGGTAAGATGGCAATCTGTGTGATCTAAGCCACTTACGGGCCCATTTTTGCTGTGATGCAATATAATCAGCCTGTCGCGCTGGATGATGATTCCGGGCCAAGTTAACCAATCGCTTGGAAGGCTGGCTTGTGCCAAAAACCACAGTCGAAGCTCGCACCAGTCCTGCAGCATCACGTGCAATTTCAAACCCAACCTCTTTAAAATAAAAGAGCAAGAAACCTGATACAGAATCAGCCCATGTATGGGCGATATCTGAATAATAGGCAGGATCATGTGCGGTCAGGTAAATATGCCCAATAGACCTGGTCGCGATATGGTCACAAGCGACGAGGGGGTGAAATCTCATCCGGTCGGCCCGATACTCCGAACGCATTGTGGCAAGTCGGGACTCAGAATGACGCAATGGTGTAGTTGGCACGGGAACGCCAACTTCCTTGTACATAGCTTCGTCAACCGTGGCTGGCACAACCAAATGGAGTATGTCGGCATGATCAGCACGGAGCTCAAAGGCAAAGTCAACGCCATAAAGGTCTTTCATCGCAAGACGGATCGCGGGAATCTTTTGGTGCGTGAGCTCGTCTACCGAGAAGGCAACATCGTCAGAAGCATTGGCGAACACCACGTGGTCTCGGAAGTCGCAACACGGCAACCCCGTGGCCACAGACCAGGCTGCTCGAAAAGCAATGCGGACCCAGTCACGATTGTCCACACTCGTCGGGGCGCTGCCAGTACCACCCCCACCCGTCTTACGGACCTCGGATCCGTCAAGCAGATCAATGATGATCCCATCAGCCAGAGATTCATAGTAAGACCTAATGAAACTGGTTGTAGCATAAGCCCCCCATGAGCCTTCGACGCCACGCTCCCAAAGACGAACCGGACCCTCTATAACCAACTGCGAACTTGCAGTGGAGTCGAAGGCCGTCCCATCTCCAACATAGAAGAATGGTTGGGCCGATAAAGCCGCAATGACTGGCGCCATGCCACCCTCGGTGCGCCGGAATGATGGAAGAACCAAGGCCCGCGCAGGTGGAGGGCGCTTATTACGCTCGCCTGCTAAGACGTTGTAACAGATCGCCGTGATGCGGTCCTCAGCTGTCACAGTACGAATCGCCTTCCCATTGATCAGCTTGTCGATGGCGATAAGTTGATTCTTTGCAAAGGAATGAAAAGCCATCCCAGGCCAATGGCCGGACTCCAAGATGCTGTTGCAGCCATAGTCGATCGCATGGATCCAGGGAGTCGTCCTCAACTGTTGCCTAGTCTTGACAATAGGCAAGAAGGGGA